CTGTTGATGTAACTTGTTTATTGAATCCAGGTGCAAATTTTACTTTTTGCAACATAATAAATTACCTATGGTTTAGTAGGCCACGTAACGTTGTTACATTTTTCAACAGTATCTTTATCTGCAGGCAGGTCCCTTAATTCCTGTCTGTATGTTTTCATGTCATCTGACATGGTAACATCAGATAAAGCATAAAAATCTGTTTCAGCTAATAGTCTATTTCTTTTAGATCTAAGGTTAGCTTGTGCTCTTCCTAGAGCACCATCTGCCCACGCTTGTTCTTCAGCATCTCTAGCAGCTTCTTCTTCTGCTGTAAACTGAACTATATTACCATTTATGTTATGATATCTTGGCATAGTTTTCTCCTTTGTTTTTATTTATCATATTAATTAATTCCATACAAGACTATATCTCCAGCGTCTATATTACCTGAACTCATCTTAAATTGAACTGCATCTATAGCTGAAGTAGTATTAAAATATCCTGCTACATAACTATTTATTTCATATGGATCTCCAGGACCAACACCCACACCAAAAGTGTTAGATATATAATGTTTTACAAAAGTTGTAGAAGATGGATTAAATAAATGCAAATAACCTGAATAGCATTCATCATTAGCTGTTGATACATTATACGCTAACATTTGAAAATCTGTGCTTTGTGCTAATCTACCAGCCGTTATTCCTAATGCTAATTCTTGTGCACTACCAGACTCGTTGTGTGATGCATGAAAATAAGTTGAAGTTTTAGTAACATTATAATTTGAACCAGTGTCTATACTTCCATTAAAACTAAAAACTGATACTGCTGATGGGTGAATATTATTAAAAGTAAATAGATATTCTTTATAAGTATCATCTAATACAACTGAACTAGAACCATCAACAAATGATAAAGTAGAAGAACTAGAAGCCGTTAGTTTTTTAATAAATGTCATAGAACCTAATGCTGTTGTAGTGCCAACTGCAGTTGCTGATCTAAGTGCTCTATTATTTAATGTAACAATACTCATTAGCTATCTTTTATTCCATAAAGTTTTATTGTGCCAGAATCTATATTACCACTCGACATTTTAAATTGAAGTCTTGTTAAAGCAGTTGTTGTATTAAAATAACCAGCTACAAAACTACCAATTGATTCATTATTATCTGAATATATACGTGTTCTTATTACAAAGTTTTTTACAAAGGTTGTAGATGATGGGTTAAATAAAAACATTTCTCCAGATGAACTCTCATCAGCAACACCGGCACCAATACCTTCTCCTAATGGTTGGAATGAAGTTCCATTTGCCTGATCTGTTGCAGTTCTATAACCTACTCCGTGACCTGAACCACCTTCATTATTATATGCTCTAAAGTGAGTAGATGTAATAGATAAATTATAATTTGTATTTGTTCCTGTATCACCTTGAAATGTAAGCCTATTGTTACCTGTATCAGTTCCTGGGTGAATATTTATAAATTTAAAAAGATAAATAGGATATGTGCTATCAATTCCACTTGTAATAGATATTGTAGAGCTACTACTAGCTGTCGTAGTAGATATTAAATTTAAAGCACCACTAGGTACACTGCCTAATGCTGTAACATTGGTTATACTATTATTGTTATATTTAACTAACGCCATATAATTTTATTGTTCCTGCATCTACATTACCACTAGATGCTTTAAATCTAAATCTTGTAATTGCTGTTGTTGTATTAAAATATCCTCCAACATAACCAACTAAAGATAAATCATTTTGATGTGCTTGTTGCATTGTTCCCATAAAATGTTTTACAAATGTTGTATTTGAGGGATCAAAAACATGTAAAAAACCACAAGAACATTGGTCATTATCTGTACCGACATCAACTCCAAAATGTTGAAAAGACGTTGATTGTGATAAATCTCTGCTATCTTGATAAGATAAAGATCCACCGCCACCAGCTTCAGGATTTTCACATAAAAAATATGTAGATGTAATTGTTCGATCGTAATCTGTATTAGTACCTGTATCAGCTTGAAAAGTAAATTCTGCACCATCTGTTGCAAGGTGTATATCAAAAAATTTAAATATATATTCTTTGTAAGTAGAATCTATCCCCGAAGTAAAATCTATTGTTGATGAACTACTAGCAGTTTGAGTAGATATTAAATTTAAAGCACCACCAGAGATACCTGCAGGTATACTTGTAATCGCTGACAATGAGTTATTGTTACAAACTAATACTGACATACCACACTCCTAGCTTATACCATACAATTTAATAACTCCTGAAGCAATACTACCTGAAGCCAAATAAAATCTAACACCATCAATTGCGTTTGTAGAAACTACAGTGCAACTAGCTGTGACGTGATTTGTAGCACTTAATTCATCTATATTTGTTGCTGCCTCTTGTATTACTTTATAATGTGTTGTGCCTGATGGGTTAAATAATATAAGTTCCCCATTGAAACATTCATGAGCAGCACCGCCACCAACATCATCAATAGATAATGGGTTATAATTACCGCCACCAGCATCAGTATTAGAGTTACCATCAGATCTAAATCTTGTATGGGCATATAGGTAGGTATTACTTCCATCCACTATTGAACCACTATGAAAAACTCTCATTCTTAAATTAGCATCTGTAGATGGGTGTATATCTGTTAATTTTATCATATAATTTTTATATGTACTATCTATATTTGAAGTTATGTCTACATTTGAAGTGTTTGAAGTAATGGTTGTTGTTGAAAGTAAATTATAAGAACCACCACCTTTGATATAAGAATAATCAATTCTTTTTAATGTTCCTGCGTCTGATATTAAAAATTCATCTGTATCTGCTGGTTCTGCTGCTAAAGCTGTTTGTGCTGATATTACGTCTGTATTTAATTTTGCACCTGTAACTGCGTTGGCAGCAATACTTGAAGTTGTCACTCCATTATCACTTGGTGTGCCTATATTTAACACATCACCTAATAATAATATAAAATCTATAACATCTCCGGTTGCCAAATTGCTTGCGAACGTGATTGTGGACCCTGATATTGTGAAAGAACTACCTGGTTTTTGCAATACACCATTTAAACTGACCAGCATATGATTAGCTGTTTCTGGTTCTACGTTTGTAGAATCCACTTGCATAGTGTATGCTGCTTGTCCGTTTACTACAGATATAGCATCACAAACTTGAAAGTTTCCTACTATCGGTTGTTTTCCTATGTATCCCATGATTACTCCTTATATTGTAATTTATCTAGCATTGCAAGGCACTCCTGATGAATTTACAAATGGTTGCTCTGCAAAAGCCATGTAAACAAATATTCCGTCACTTAAGTTATATTGACCATCATCATTTCTCAATTTAAAGCCATTTGATAAAAAATCAATTCCATAAGCTGATCCTGTATAGTCGGCATTATCTAAGTTTGCCCTTAAAGTAGTTTGCATAATATTATGTGGTGCTCTTTTATTATCATCTATAGGCCAATGGTCAGTACCACTTTTTAATTTAATCATAACCCAAGCCGGGCGAAACCCTGTGTTAACAAATGATCCATTGTCATTTCCATTTCCGGTAAAACTTCCAAATTTTGAATAACCTTGTTTTTCTGCAAAGCAGTAGGCAATATGAGCCTGTGAATTACCATTAGCATCATTATAATTACCCAATGTAAATACTGAAGAGGTTGGGTTAGTATTATTAAAATATTTTGCATCGCTATCTGCTTGATTTTGTAAATCTAAAAATAAACTAGTAGTGCCTGTAAGACTTTTATGAAGTAAATTCCAGTTAGTACTACCATCATCTCTATTTTTTATAAGAATCATTCCAGGAACAGCACCTAATCCATGACCAACAGTTGCACCAGATGTTGCATTACCAGTATAAGATACAATACTAAATCCATGAGTGGTATCTACTGACACAGAACTTGTGATAGTTCCATCAGAGTTTGATGAGGCAGAGCTACCAGCTTTCCAGTTCCAAGACACGTATGTTTGACTAGATTGATTAACTGCACCATTATTACCAACTGTAAAACCGTCACTACCAAAAGTAGCTAAACTTTCTGCAGTCGTTGCTTCTGCATCTGTTCCAGATGATTCTAATTCTTTTGTTGCACCTCTAACTGTATCTAAAAGTTTATGTGGAGATGTAGAACTTCTCTCTTTTATCCAAGTCCAACTAGGTGCAAACCCTACTCCTGTTATCGCTTGTCCACCACTACCTATAGCAGTTCCATTCCCTGTATAAAGAACGGTATTAAAAAAACTTGTTGGATCGTCTATAGTTGTATAAGCCATTATCCAAACTCCGCTAAGTTTTTAGTGCATAAAGAAAAATATCCCGATGGAACTGGGTATTCAAAATTACCAAATCCATTAGCATCTGCATTACCTGATGAAACAGTAAATGATGTACCACCACCAAAATTAGCTTCTACTATTGCATTGCCACTAGATTGATAAGCAGAAATTGAGGGTAAAATTCCGTTAGTAGCAAAAGACTTTCCTGTATAAGCAGAATTAGTTGTAGTGCCTGCTCCTATTTCAGAAATAGTAGCTGAATTTTGCCAAGTTCCATTTTTAGAAAACCAAATTGTTCCTGTATCAACATCAACTGCCACACCTATTATATCTCCTGTTGTAAAACTGTCTCCATAGCTAGCTGCTGTGGCGGCAGTTTCAGCTTGTTTATTACCATCAGTTCTATAAACAACAATACCATTTAAAGCATCATCAACATCTCCATTATTATATCCTGGTTGCCATACACCACAATATACAATTCCAGCACTTGTTATTTTTACTTCCCAATACCACTTACCAGAATTTAATAAAAAAGTGCCCCATGATGGAGTATTGCCACCTGTATCATTATGTTGACATTTTAAGTTACCTTCTGAAAAAGTAGGTTGTGTTCTTCCTAACCTTACTATTAAAGGATTCCAAGTACAAAAATTATTAGTACATGTATCAGTGCATTGGTCTAATGATTGAAGATTGTTTGCAGTAAAATCAGAACCACCAGAAACATTATTTCCTAAATTACTACTATCTTCAAAATCTAAATAATATCCATTAGTGCCAAATGTTAAACCTGCTACATCAATAGGTTTCCAAATTGTAGGACTATCTTCATCAAACTCTCCGAATGAAGTTGGAGCTAATGCTTGACCATCAACTTTTACTACTTCACACATATACCCACCAAAAAATCCACCCGTTTCGTATACAGTTGATGATATTTTTTCTGTTTCACTTGATGTAAAAAATCTTAAATCAGCATTTTGATCAGGATAAGTTTCAGTTGAAAAACTTGTTTGTTGCACACCATCTACATAAACTTTTGCTCTATTACTTGCTGTTGATTGAGTTGTATCAATAGCAACAACAATATTATGCCAAGCTGATGGGTCTCTAAATAATCTATTTGTTTCTAATACTAATACGTTAGTATTACTTACTCTTGCATATACTGATAAAGTATTATTTGAAGAAATATAAACTGATGCACTGTCAGCAAAAGCAGCTCCACAATCAATTAAATTTTGTCCTGTAAACTTAGAATTTTTTATCCACCAACTATAAGTTCCTATTTTTGTGCTATCTGATGTTCCTTTAGTTCTACTTAAATTAGCACTGCTTCCATCAAATCTTAATGAATTAGCAACTGAAAAAGGAGGCACTACTTTAGCTCCTGGATATAAAAAACTATTTATTGGCATTAAACCTCCAATCTTGGAAGTTCACCTAATGGTCTAGTAAATGAACCATCCTCTTTTCTTGTATAAGTATATAAAGTTTCTAAGGCTGGTGTATCTGTAGCGTT